GGCGCCGATGCGACGCCAGTCGCCGGAGATGGGCGAGGCGCGTAGCGCGCGCACCTGCTCCGGGGTGGCGTTCGGCCGGACGACGCCCGCCACCCAGATGCCGAACGAGTCCTCGCCCGCCCGCACGTAGGCCACCGCCGTGCCGGTGTTGTCGTAGTGCGCCAGCGCCTCGGGCGAGCGCAGGTTCGCCTCGGCGTGGCCGGTGTCGATGGTCAGGTGCCCCACCGCCACCTCGCTGCCGTCGTCGACCTGCACGGCGCCCGTGTGGAAGAAGGCGTAGCCGCTCGGGGACGACGGCGGGGTGACGCACTGCCCCGGGTAGCCGATGTGGCAGGTGTCCCAGGTGGCGATGTGGCCGAACACGCGGCCGGTGTCGCTGACGGTGAGCGGCGTCGGGCCGTCCAGGTCCGGCGCGTCGAAGGCAGCGCGCGGCGGCGCGACGCGCTCGGTGACCGTGGCGGCGGCCGTCAGCGCGGGCAGCAGTTCGGCGGCGAGCGCGTCGCCGTCGATCAGGGCGACCAGCGCGTCCGCGAAGGCGGGCGTCGCCACGAGCGTGGCCGCGCGCACGCGCGCCGACGTGGTGACCATCATCTCGTCGTCGCTGGACATCGACAGGACGGTCACGTAGCCGCGCTCGTCGGTGGCGCGGGCCTCGCTCTCCGGCCAGATGGGCGCGCCCGTCTCCGGGTCGTAGCCGGTCGGCTGCATGGCCTCGTCCATCTGGGGCTCCAGCAGTTCGGCCTTCACCCGAATCTCGAACGACACGTCGTCCAGGTCCATCGAGATGCCGGGCGTCAGGCCCTCCTGGACCTGCCGGTAGGCCTCCCGGCCGATGTCGCTGCCGAGGTCGAACGCGCCCGAGCCGATGATGGCCCCGTTCTCGCCGCGCGTGATGTCGCTGATCCACCCGACGACGCGAGCGCCCTGGTGGCCGCCGTTGTTCTCGGGCGCCCACAGCAGCGGCACGGGCACGGACCACGACAGCGCGTTCGCCTCGATGAGGCGGCCGTCGCCGGTGGGGCGCGTCTCGTAGCCGATCGGGCCGGTCCACTGCGCGGCCGGGGTGCCTGCGGCGATCAGGGTCTGGATCTGCTCCAGGTAGGCGCCGTCCTCGAAGCCGACGGCGGTAGCGGCGGCCGAGCACGGCGCGCAGTCGGCGTCCGTGGACGCGGCGCGGGCGGCTGCGTCGGCAACGGCGATGGGCGCGTAGGTGGTCAGGGCCAGGGGGTCGAGCGGTCGGTGCTGCACAGGAACCTCCGTAGGTCCCGTGCGGCCCGAACGCCAGCCACGTACGTATCTCCCGCCAGGGTAGCCGTTCTTCTTTCATCATCACCCCCTCCCCTATAAGGGAGGGGGTGATGAACGAAGAACGATCCGCTCAGAACAGGACAGATGCGCCGATGAGCGTGCACCGGCAGTTGATGGTCTCTTCGGCCGGGCCGGACGGGTCCCCGGGCATGAGCAGCGGCGCCCCGCCGACGTCGAACGGGGCCGTCAGCGGGACCACCTGCCGGTCCGCGAGGACGTGGCTCGGCCGGGTGCGGCCGTCGCGCGTGGCAATCCACGCCTTCTGGTCCTCGCCCTCGTCGCTGAGCGCGGCGAGCCCGGCTGCGTTGTAGGCCCCGGTCGACTCCGTGCGGGCGATGCGCTGCGCGCGCGTGTTCCAGTACGACTGCTCGGCGTCGAGCGCGAGCCGCGCGCGGGTGCGGTCGGCCTGCAACTGCGCCACCACCGGGTCGTTCTCGCGGGCGGCCTCGCGCGCCGGGGTGCCGGGCGGCCCGAGCGGGTCGAGGATCGCCTCGATGTCCGTCGTCAGGCGCTCGTACTCGCTGCGCCAGTACGCGCCGTCCACCTCCCAATCCAGGTCAGCAGCAATCCGGGCGGACAGTTCGTTGTTCGTCCAGCCGAACGACGCGGCCAGCGTCACCGCGACGCGCACCAGGTCGAAGGCGGCGTCGGGCAGGGGCGGCGTCAGCCCGCGCACGAGCCGGTCCGACACGCGGGCCAGGTACTCGTCCAGATTGTCCAGGCTGGACAGCGTCTCCTCGCCGTCGGACGTGGCCCCGTACCCGGCCCGCCACGCGCGGCGCACGGCGTCGATGACGTAGTCCGCCACGAACGTCTCCCACCAGCCGGTGAGCGTGCCGAGCGTCAGCGGCCACACCCGGGTCGCGCCCGGGGTGAGCGCCGCCACGAGCGACTGCGGGTTGGGCGCCTGCCGAACGCCGTAGTCGGCGGCCTCCGTGACGGCGCTCAGGAAGGCGCGGACGGCCCGGTCGACTGCCGGGCCGACCACGTCCTCCTCGATGCGGTCCAAGTCGGCCAGGAGGCCGCTGGCCGACCGCTGCCGGAGCGTCACGGGGTCACGTCCGGCAGGGTGAGGCCGATCTTGCCGACGAGCCAGTACCGCAGCGACACGGTCTCGTGCTCCAGGCTGCGCTCCAGCAGCAGCCGGACGTACTCGTCCAGGCACTTGGTCAGCACCTCGGCCGAGACGCCGAGCGCGTCGGCGCGGCGTGTGGTCAGCAGCGCGGGCAGCACGTCCCACGCGGAGTCCAGCGTGCGGTCCACGTCCTTGCTGTCGGCGTGCCACAGCGTGTGCGCGACGTGCCACGGCCGCCCGTCGAACTCCTTGAAGCGGCTGCGCGGCTGCCGGACGATCTTCCGGCCGAGCGAGTCGAGCGCCTTGATGACGAGCACGTCGCACACGTCGAGCAGGGCGGAGCGCTCCGCGAGCGCGGGCAGCGACCAGGCGCCGCAGGCGGGACACGGCGAGACGGGCGACTGCCCGGCGGACGGGGTCATGGCGGTCACTCGGTGGCTCCTTCATCGATCGGGGCGGGGTCGTTGGCCGTGTCGGGCAGGCCGTCGGCGGCGGGCTCCGGGTCCGGCTCGGGCTCCGGCTCGGCCTGGCCGACCGGCTCGCCGGTGCGCCCGGCCAGCACCTCGCGGATCTGCCCGAGCAGCGCGGGCATCCCGGGGTTGGCCGCGAGCGCGGGCGTCTGCTGCACCATCGCGAGCACCATGGCGACGGCGGCGTCCATTCCGCCGTCCTCCGGAGCGTCCTCGTCGGTGAAGCCGGTCTCGCGCCGCAGTGCGTCGTCGTTGATGACGCCGCGCTCGTGCGCGGTGAAGGCGTCCGCCGTGTTGTTCGGGCGGCTGATCAGGTGCTGCACCGAGTAGTGCACCACGTAGTCCGCCGCCTGCTCCTCGGTGAAGCCGCCCCGCGCCTCCAGCATGGGGTGGAGGAACTGCGTGGTCAGCGCGTCGCAGAAGCGCGCCAGCGGCGGCTCCACGTGCGTGGTGATCGTGTCCTCCTTGACCAGCCACGCGCCCCAGTGGTTCATCGAGCCGACGCCGAGCAGCAGTTCCGGCGGGGCGTCCTGCCCGAGCGCGAGGCGGCGGATGGCCTCGTCCCGCAGTTCGCGGGTCTCCTCGTCGAACGGGGTCGAGAACGACTGGAAGTGCACGTAGTCGGCGGCGGCCCGGCCGGTCCCGTCGTCGGGGATGGGGACGGTGAGCGGGACGACGGCGGCGGCCGACGCGCGGTCGCGGATCGGGGTGAGCATGGCGTCCATGAACGCCTCGTCGAAGTCGACGTCCTCCGCGTCCTCGCCCTCCCCGGCGATCTTCGCCTTGGCGCTCTGCATCAGGAACAGCACACCGGCGCCCGCGAGGCGGCTGTCCGTCTGCGCGGAGATGTGCATGGTCAGGCCGACGAGTTCGCGCAGCACCGGCAGCGAGGCCCGCGTGGGGCTGTTCGCGTCGCGACGGCGGCGCGGGTGGCTGTTCCACACGCGGATCAGGTAGATGTCCCGCTGCGAGACGTGGATCTTGCCGTCCGTGTCGGCGGCGTCGGCGTCGGCCCACTCCAACTGCACGCTGGAGCCGTCGATCAGCACCTCGTCGACGGACATGTAGCGCCACACCAGGTCGTCCACGGCAATCTCCGTGGGCTCGGGGGTCACCTCCGGCGCGATGCGGAACTCCAGGTCCGACTCCGGGTCCACCTGCGCGGCGAGGAACTGCTTGGGCACGCCGACCAGGTAGCCCTCCCCCGCGACGCGGTCGTTCGCGCCGTAGCGCTCCAGCATCTGCGAGCGCTCGGACTCCGTGCCGAGCAGGTCGAGCACGTCGGCCGGGTCGCCCTCCTCGACGGGGACGGGCGCGCCGAGTTCGTCCTGATCGCTGACGCGGCCGACGTACAGCCGGGCGCGGCCGTCCC